TATAATATTGACGAAATGATGAGTGGGTCTAATATGTTATAATTATATATATGGAAACGATAGTTATTGTTTTATGTATTCTACTTGGTGTGGCTGTGTTAGCGCTGGGTGTTGTTGCTTGTTTACAAGTATTGGTGGGCTCTAAAGAGAGGGTGGAGTTGCAAAGATTATTAAAGGCAAGAGACCTTCCGGAGTTTGTTCAGTACACTCAGCCGGACGAGGATGTTGTTGATGAGGACCAGAATTTAGTAGAAATAGAGAATATAGGGCAAGTGATTGCCGAAAGATTAGAGAAGAATTATCAAGGCGAGAGAAACGAGGGGAATTAAGATAGTTAAATAATACAATGGCTGAGAAAAGCACTGCCCAGAAGTACGACGAGAAGAAGGGAAAGGAGAAGTACGATAATACATACTGGTTGAGTTACACTAAGAAGAAGTTTGAGGAAAGTAGAAACTGGAGGGGGAGTAACGTAGAGTTGCAGTGGTTTGTCAATTACATGTATTACAAGGGATACCAGAACCTCAAATACGACAAGATAACCGGCTCGTTTGTCAAAGACACAAGGAACCCACTTACATTCTATATCAATCATACCTATATGATATGTAGGGCGATTAGGAACGCTGTAATGAAGACACAGCCTACCTGGGATGTAGACGCACTACCTTACGGGAAACTGGACTCAGACACAAGCAGAATACTAGGGGAGTTTCTAGCCTTTGAGTATGGGCGTATTGATTTGGAAAGAAAAGCTAACAAGGCACTATTATACGGCTTGTTGTATGGGCTGGGGATATTTCAGTATGGCTACGACGACAGGGCAGATGATGGAGAGGGTAATGTGTGGATTGAGGTGTTGGACCCATTCGACACCTATATAGACCCATACTGCAGTGGCGTTGAGGACGCTAGGTATATTGTTAAGGTAATGAGTAAGCCATACGAGTTAATTAAGGATAACCCTAATTACGACAAGGAGAAACTAGAGAATATACAAACGACTAATCAGCAAAGTGAGAGTGACTACAAAGAGTTGATACTTAACAATGAAAACAATATCAACACAGACAGTAAGAACGTAATACTCCATGAGACCTGGTGTGTTACCCAAGAGGGAATAAGGGTAATAACAACTGCAGGCGAGGAGATTTTAAGAAACGAACTAACAACATTTAAGAAGTTGCCTTTTGAATTCTACCAGCCAGACATAAACATTGGCTCTGTATACGGCGAGGGTTGGGTTAAGAACATTGTACCTCTTAACAAGGCTATCAATTACTTAGAAACATCAAGGCTTGAGTATAACATTCTCATTAACAAGGGTAGATTGATGATACCAAAGGGTGCGGGCGTGAAGAGTATCACAAACCAGAATGGTGAAAAGATATACTACAAAATGGGCTTTAAACCTGAGTTCCTGCCAACACCACCCATGGGGAGTGATGTTGATAGACAATTATCAGCGCTTAACACATACATGCAGGTCATAGGAGCAGCTAACGAGGCATTTATAGGCCAGACACCAGGTGGAGTAAAGAGTGGAATAGCAATAGAGACATTAATAGCTTCAAACTTTAATCAGTTGTATGATCTTGTTAAAAACCTGTCAGATTGTTTAGCTAGGTTGGGCGAGGCTATATTAGACATGGGTTACGAGTACCAGCAATTAACTAAACCATTTAGGACTGAGGGTGGAGAATATTACGGTGTTATTAGTGGTAACCAAGAAGCAGTTGGTCAGATAGAGAACTTAGTGAAAGTCGCAAGTATACCAAAGAACCCAGAGGTTAGAGTAAGAATAACCAGTGGAATCGCACACACCAAAGAAGGTAAGAGAGAAATCTTAATGACCCTAAGAGCTGGTGGTGATGTAAGTAGGAAGACATTGCATGAGAACCTTGATATAGACCCTGAGGAAGAGGCTACAAGACTCCAAGAGGAGCAACAGGCCATGATGCCACCAATGCCACCAATGGGAGGTATGGAGGGCATGGACCCTAACGCACCACTTCCAGAGGGTATGGAGATAGAAGTATAAGCTGTTACGAGTATGTTATAATTAAATAAGGGATTGAAGGTATTATGCAGGCGGTTCCTCTCGTGCCGCCTGTACAATGGAGTTAATCCAGGTTCTTTATAAATAAATTTAATTACCCGTACGACACTGAAGTCGTTAAAATGTGGGTTATGTGTATGAACGAGGAGACACAAGCTGTAACAACAACGGAAGCACCCGTTACTGAGTCAGCACCAGTAGAGAGTAAGCACTGTAGATACTTCAGACACTTCGTCAGAGAAGACGCTAACCACACAAGAAGAGGTACAGGATGGTACTGCAAAGCCAATAGTTGAATCAAAGAATATCCCTTACGAGAGATTCCAAGAGGTAAACGAGAAGGCTAAGAAGTACGAAGCGGAATTAGCACAGCTAAAATCTCAACAAGAGGAAGCGCAGCGATTAGCGAATATGACACCCGACCAGCAGTTGCAGGAGCAACAGTTGGCGCAAGCCAAGGAGGCTTTGCGTAAAATGGGATTCATTACAAAAGAGGAACAACAGAAGGCACTCCAGGAGGAAAAAGCCGCCAACATGTTTATTGCAGAGTGTAATAGACTAGAGGGTAGGTATGACGGTAAGGATGGTATGCCCAAGTTTGTAGCGAGAGAGATGGCAGAGTTTATGGATGAGTTAGCAAGTAAAGGACAGTACATATCTGATCCTGAGACTGCTTATAAGCTCAGGTACATAGACGACATTGCTGAGGCTAAAGCAAAGGCTCAAAGAAGCACAGCTTATTCCGAGAAGCAGACGGGGGGAATGAACCAGGTGGATGACACCAGGAGTTCAGAACTTGAGGCTGCCGGTAAAACCAGGGATTTTACACAATTCCTTAAAAGACACGCAGGAATGCCTAAAGCGTAAAATATCGTGTTCGCATTCTAAAAAACTGCAATTTGTCAGGGTATGTCTTGTTAAGGACTATAATTTTTATTAGTTACTAAAATGGCTGTATATCAGACATACGATACAACTACAAATCATGAAGATTTGACAGATGTATTAACAAAAATTGGTGATATGAGTACACCAGCATTCTCACGATTGAGAAAAGTTGGTGCAAGGAACACTACGCACGAGTGGAGTACATACTCACAGGATGCGGCTGCAGTAAATGCACAAGTTGAAGGTGCTTCATACTCATACGGAGCATTGACGGCTCCAAGTAGATTAAGCAACTACACCCAGATATTTAGGAAGTTATTCCAAGTATCTAATACTCAGCAAGCAGTTGATCCTGCTGGAATGGAAGATGAGTATGCATTCAGAGTCCAGGTTGCACTAGAGGCTATCGGTAGAGATATTGAGAAAGCTCTTGTAAATGGAACCGCAAACTCTGGAGCTTCAGGAACAGGTAGAAGATTAAAGGGAATAATGGCATTCATTACAACCAATATCTCTACTGGAACTGGAACCGGAAGAGCATTAACAGAAGCAGAGTTAAATACTTTGATTCAAGATTGTTACTCAAACGGTGGTAGACCAGATTGGCTACTCGCATCTTACACACAGGTAAACAAACTAGCTTTACTAATGAGTGCAGATAGAACTTACAATGATGGCAACACGAAGTTTACATCAAACGTATTGATTTATCAGTCACCATTCGGACAGTTAGCAGTTGAGGGTGATAGTCAGATTGCTGCAACAGAACTCGCAGTCTTACAAAAAGATATGTGGGCAGTTGCTCAATTAAGACCAGTAAGTAAGATAGATACCCCAGAGACAGCTGACGCTAAGAACGGAGTTGTACATGGTGAATTGACTCTTGAGGCAAGAGCAGAATCTATGAACGGTAAAATGACGGGACTTGTTTCCTAATCATTTTTAGGGTCTTCGGATTGATACACAGGAGGGCGAAAGCCCTCTTTGTGTTATAATTAAGATATGGAATTAGTAGACACAGAGGGTAAACCACTCAAAAACAATAGGTCCAGAGACGAGGTAATACAGTTACTTAAAGACTTAGCACCCAAAAACAGAGAGCAAGAGAAGATTTTAGCCATGGCAATAGGCTTAAAAGTGGAGGAAGGGCGTAAAAAGAAGATGAGTAAAGGCTTAAAAGAGGGGTTTGGTGGCACGTTTGAGGCAAATACCAGGATGAGACAGGCAAATGATGGGTATTCCAAGGGTAGGACTATGCGCTTAATAGCAAGTATCCCAAAAGACATGGCGTATGTAGCACGTAAGGTGTGGGGTGATGATGTTTTTACCAATAAGGAGAAGTTTAAGGAGGCTTTTGTTAAAGACGAGCTTGGTAAGTTGTGTTTAACAGTGAAGCCAGAAGGTATATAAATTAAAACGAGGATAACCTCATGGGGAAGTCTAAAGTAAAGGGTAAAAGACCCTTGCAAATCTTATATTTACCAGTTGATGACGGTGGTTGTGGCTGGATGCGCATAAGGCAATTCAATGAAGCGTTTGCTTTTAGGGATGATGTGGTTAGTTACCTTATGGATGGTAAGGAGAATGCCAACGATCAGGTAGATTTAATCAAGGAGAGTGATATTGTTGTGGGTAGACTTGGTGATTACCAGTATTTTAAGCTCATTAAAGAAGAGATAGACCCTCATAAAATGATGGTGTTTGACCATGATGATAATACTATGGAGGTACTACCAACAAGTGAGCACTACAAGGAGTTTGGCACTCAAGACGCTTGGGCGCTAGTCAATGGGCAGGCTAAACCAGTATGGGTTACAGGTATGACTGATGGATTCAACAGATACAAGAATATATCAGGACAAATGAACTTGTTATACATTCTAGCAGTAGCCGATATGATAACAGCACCAGTACAAAACCTACTTGATTACTACTTGAAGTTTGGAAGTAAAGAAGTTGTTGGTGGTTTAGTACACAACTGTATTAACTTTGACATGTATCCAGAGGGGGAGTTTAAGCCAGCTGATAAAAAGCCTGGTGAGATTAGAATAGGGTGGCAAGGTGGTGTGAGTCATTTAGGAGACTGGCAGGAGATTAAAGAGCCACTTAACAGGGTAATGAGAGATTATCCAGAGGTTACATTATACGTACAGGGAAGTTACTATAAGAATCAATTTGTAGAGTTTAAGGATAGGGTTATAAGAGCCCCTTGGTATCCATTTAAGGGGTACACCCTAAAGTTAAAAACAGCAGGACTAGACGGTGCTGTAATACCACTAGAGAGCAAGGCGTTTAACGAGTTTAAGAGCGAGATAAAGTTTAGTGAGTTTAGTGCTCTCAAGGTGCCTTGTATTGTTAAAGATATGCTTCCTTATAGTGCAGTGGCTAAAGATGGTGTAAACGCATGGACCTATAAGAGCCCAGAGGAGTTTGAGGTGAAGTTTAGAGCTATGATAGAGGATATTAAGAGTGGTAATAAGCAGAATAAGAAGTTAGTTGAGATGGCTAATAAGTGGGTTCACAGACACAGAGATATAAAATACGAAGCAGGCGAAGTTGTTAAGCTATACAAGAGTTTACTACCTAAAGACACGCAACTGGAGCTTTTGTAGACATGGTATAATTATATATAGGAACATAACGAGGATGTATTTAATTAAGAAGAGATAACCATGACATTCTCGCAGATGCAAACAGAGGTTGGAGATTTACTCAATATGACCGTAAACTCCACGAGTACGGTAACCACTACACAAGTTCAAAGAGACTTAAACACAGCAAGAGACTTAGTGCTCAATAGACTTTTGGTACTTGGTCAGAATTACAATGTGAGGATTGCTAAGGCGAGTTTGGTTGCTAACCAGGCTCTTTATTCATTACCAACAGATTTTAGGAAGTTTGTAAGACTAGAAGTGGGGTATGATAGTGCAACAGATAGGGTTAAGGTAGACCAGATAGATTTAAGTGAGATAGGAGACCCCAATGTAGACGTGTTTAGTACAAGTAATCCTAAGTACACGATAATAGGGAGTATGTTTGAACTTAGACCAACACCAACTACGAGTATAACAGACGGACTTTATATGTATTACATAGAGAATCTTGCTGATATGAGTGAGGATGCAGATACTTCGGGACTTCCATTAGATTATGACAGTTTATTGACACTTTATTCAGCAGCTAAGGGTAGTTATACTCTAGGTCTGCACAATGAGGGTAATAACTTTATGGCTCAGTTTAACCTAGGTCTACAAGAGATGGAGAACAATATCATAGAGCGTAATGTAGACAGTGGTGGAACAATAGCCATGGTAGATGATTATGGAGGGTTATAATGGCAACACCTTGGACAGAAGTAGCAGATATATCAACAAGTTGGACAGAGACAGCTGATAACACAACTACTTATACAGAAGTGGCGGATGAGGATACTCAATGGGGACTATTTGGTGGTTTAATCAGGATATGTACAGAAGGAGATAGAGACGATCTAATGACAGAGGCGAGGATAGACTATATAGTTTATAGTCATGGAGAGGATGTAGAGATATGGACTGATACAGCAAATGTATCAAGTGCTTGGACTAAAATAAACGACATATAACATGGCAGGTAACAAGACAATAACCGAGCTAACGACCCTAGCGACTGTTGATAAGGCAGCCGACTGGTTAGCAGTAGTTGATGTAAGTGATACAACAGCTTCCTCTTATGGAACGACTAAAAAGGCTGTAGTTAATCAATTCATAGGTTCAACTGGTGTTGCGGGAGATACCGGTGTACAAGGAGACACAGGTGTTCAAGGAACAACAGGTATTCAAGGTGATACTGGCATTCAAGGAACCACAGGTGTTACCGGAGCCACAGGTATTCAAGGTACCACTGGTGTTAAGGGTGATACAGGTGCCAAAGGAGATACAGGTGCAGATTCAACAGTAGCAGGACCTCAAGGAGATACTGGAGTACAGGGAGATACAGGCGTTGGTGCTAGTGGAGTTGCCGGTGCTACAGGAGTTACTGGTTCCACTGGTGTTGCTGGCGACACTGGTATTCAAGGAGACACTGGAGTAGGTTCTACGGGTGTAACTGGTGCTACTTAACTGGTGCTACTGGGGTCACTGGAGCGACAGGTGTACAAGGAGATACGGGTATTGGGGCAACCGGAGTAACCGGTGCAACAGGTGCAAAAGGAGATACGGGTGTACAAGGAGATACTGGCGCAGATAGTACAGTCGCAGGTCCTAAAGGGGACACCGGGACTCAGGGTGACACGGGTGTAACTGGTGCTACTGGTGCCGCTGGTGCTGGAATAGAGTGGG